AGTAAAATTAAAAAGATTTCAGTTTCCGTAAACATTTTCTTTTCTCCTTTCAAATTTATTTTGTAACAAATTAATAAATTCTTTTGTTGCCATGTGTAATATATCCTGTTTCAAGGCAGCGTTATAATATTTTAGGTGAATGAAAACAATGCACTCTTGCACATAAATATTATTTAAGTATAAATCTGCCATACAGGATTTACAAACGTGTAAAGTAACGGTTTCAAGTTGTGATTCTGTGCATTGATAGGGAGAAAACCATTTAGGAATCCAATCTACTAATTTATCACTTTCTTTATTGCAAATAGTACATTTCATTCCTTCACTTCCTCGAATAAATCTTTAACTTTTACATTTAAAGCCTGTGCAAGACTGATAAGGGTACTTAATCGAACACTATTCTGTCTATCACTGGTATTTGTTTCGATAAGTCTAATAGTTGTAGGGGCTACTCCGGAAACGGCGGATAAAGCTTCCCTTGTCCATCGTTTTTTCTCCCTATATTGCCGAACCTTATAAATAACTTTTTTTGTTTGTGTTGGCTTTACAATCATTTTAATATCATTAGTTTTAATATAATCAATTTTATGAATTTTTAAATAATGTAATACTTTAGTAAAAGCTTCAAATAATTCTGAATTAACTATTAGATTCATTTTCTACACTCATTTCTAAATTATATATCCTACCTTTACCATACGCACCACAATTTATAATGGCAGTATCTGTATTTAAAATATCTTTAATATTTTTATTGGCTTCTATAAATTGTTCTTC